ACCCGCTCCGTACCAACTCTTAGTCTCTGCAAGGTTTGCAACGTTTGCTGCAAACTTTGCAAAGATTAAAAGTTAAACTATGTAATTTACTTCTGATTCTCAGGAGAAAAGCGTAATTTTGCTTCATAAACATTAAAACTCAATGGCTTATGGATAAAGACAGAGAATTAAAATATTACAAAAACGGTTTTTACTTCTATCTTGTTTGGATAGGTGTAGAGTCATTCTTCTTAGGAATGTTACTTGCTAGGTAATTTATAAACAAACCTACCAATATAGTGACTACTGCTGTAATAATAGCTTTAATCGCATAATCTATGTAGGGATGTTTAGTCTTAAATGAAGACTCCTTCTTTAGAGCCTTCACTTCCTCCTCATGCTCTTTCTTTAACGTACTGCCATTCCAAAGGATTGGTATTTGCTTCCTGCCCTGCTTTGTGATGCTATACACCACCCTAGATTCTTGATTGCTAAAGGCATACCCACGGTCAAGGTATGCGCTCTTCACTAGCAATTCTGCAACACCCTCTTTCCAAGCATCATCAGGAGATACGTGGTCGTAAATGATACCCCATATCTCCTGCTCATACTCGGACTTGTCTCGAATGTTGTCCAGTAGCACATACAGCTTCTGTTCGTTAGTTATTTCTGCCATTTTTTCTAGTTGGGAAAATATTTTTTCCTAGTTGGGAAAGTTATTTTACTCCATTATAGTTCTTTAATATTTCGTCAGCTTCATACTCGGACTTCGACTTAGCTGCTTTCAATTTTTGCTCCAGTTCTTGTTGCTTACGTTGCAAAGCTATTATTTTATCCTTATATGGCTTAACTCTCATCATATACTTCCAAGCAGACTCCCCTTCATTTCGCTTGATACCAGTTATTTTCTCCCATTTCTGTGCAAACTCCTCGTTAGTTTCTTTCGCAATCTCGGAAAGCCCATGCGCAATTTTCTTGGAGTCCGACTTTTTGGGCAAATTTTCAACTCGTTTAGCAGTAACAGACGTAGGTATCATATTAAATCCGTCACCACTTACTATGCAATTACACTTGTTGCAAATATCATCTAAGCCATGAACAAATTTATCCTTTTTAAGAACCTGTTCATCCAACACCGTATTAGGATGTGGCTTATCAAAACTAAATCCACTTTGCTTTAAAATATTTATAGGTCTGTATTTACGTGTGTCACCTTCATCCCTACCTTTATACATAAACACGGAAATTATAATACGAGGAATATACCCAAGTACAAAACCTATAATTGACGAAAATATAGTTGTCAGAACTATCCCAAACAACACCATCCACACAGAATCTGTCCAACCTCCATGGTCATAAAACAGATATGCAATAACACACCACGCAACTATAAAAAACAAACAAGAAGGAATATCTGCCCTATCATGAATCTTTTCACATTCCTTGCATCTTGGTATAAAAACCTTAGCTTCTATATACTTACACATGACATTTATAAGATACTCCTTAGTAACAGAATACATAGTTTCCTTGTATTCTGACCCTTCAACTGCCAGTTTCTTGCCACAATAATAGCATTTTGGATTCTTCGAATAATCTGGTTTAATTGTAATCATACCTACCACATTTTAATTATCCTACATTAACTTGTCTCATGCCACCGCCTAAGATGGACAATAGCTGGTCGTAGCGTTTCTCTAACTCTTCGTACTTCGCCTTCCAGACAGAATCGACTAGCATATCGTTTTTGTCTTCACGATACTCAGGAGTTGGTTCTGCCACCAAGAACGATGGTTCCTCATTCACCTGATTTCCCTTGCCACGAAGAAGCCACTCGGCTGAAATCTCATCAAACTCTTTCAGGAATCCTTCAATGAGTCCAAGTGATACTGCTTGGTCGCCACGAATTTGGCGATTACAAGTTACTTGCTGCATTCCAATCATTTTTGAAAATGCCGCTATACTAATCTGTTTAGATTCTAAAACAGACTTAATTCTCTGTGCTACAAGACTTTCCATACATTTTACATTTTTAAACTATACTTAAATAAACATAACCGACTAAAGAAATATGCAGAAATGTTTGGTAGTCTAAACATATTTGCATACCTTTGCAACCGTTAATAACAAGTTGCTATATATTTAAAAGCAAAAGTACAACAAAAAATTAAGTTATGCAAGTAAAAAAGATAAAAATTATCAAGGTTCCACCTAAAATGGGTAAAAAACTTGCTGAGCGGTATGGTTGCCGAAGGGAAACAATATACAACGCTCTAAGTTTTAGGAGCCAGAGCAAGCAATCCGAAGACATCAGGCAGGCTGCTTTGAATGAGTTCGGAGGAGTTGAGACCGACAAGGTCTTGTTCTACTAATAATAAAGAAGGAGGAATCCTATGAATGAAATTTCAACTATTGTAGATGGTGACAGAATGACATCACTACAGATTGCAGAGATTACTGGTAAGGCTCACAAAGATATAATGAGAGCCATCCGAAATATGGAGCCAGCTTGGGAAAAGGTGCAAGAGCGCAAATTTGCGCTGATGCAAGAAGAGATTGAAATTAGTAATGGTGGTCACAAGATGAGACCTTACTACTCCCTCAACAAGGAAGAGTGTCTTTACATCGCCACCAAGTTCAATGATGAAGCGAGAGCCAAGTTGATTAAACGATGGAAGGAACTGGAGGAGCAAAATCAAAAGCCATCCGTCCCTCAGAACTATCTCGAAGCCCTCAAATCTCTGGTCAAGTCTGAGGAGGAGAAACAGCAGCTAGCTTTGGAGAACAAGCAGCAGCAAGCAACCATCCTCACTATCAGCAAGGAGAACATGGAACTCGGCAACAAGATTACCGAAATGCTGCCGAAGGTCAGCTACTACGATAAAATCTTGCAGAGCAATGCCACCATGACCGTTACCCAGATAGCACAAGACTACGGAATGAGTGCCATGAAGCTGAATAAGGAACTGGAATCAATGAAGATTCAGCATAAGGTTCGAGGTCAGTGGATATTGTACGGAAAGTTCCTCACTGGTGGTTACGTTCACAGCAGAGCGGTAGATATACTAAGAAGTGATGGTCGGCACGATGTGAAGTACAACACCGAGTGGACAACGAAAGGAAGAATCTTCCTATATGAATCACTCAAAGCGAAGGGCATTCTCCCCTTAATAGAGCAGGAGAACACTCCCAGCGATAAGGGCACTGGTGGAACAGAGCCATCCAAAGCAGCTGGTGCCAGTCAACAAACCCTCAAATTCGACTGATATGATAGACCCAGAGATTAAGGAGCAGCTAGACCGCATCGAGCAGTATTCGCTGATAGCTGCAAAGAATGTGCTCAACATTAAGGAAGCTGCAATCATACTAGGCATGACGGTTCGAGGAGTGAGGGAGAACGTCAGAAAGCACATACTCCCCTGCTACAAGCCAAATATCAATCTGCTCTACTTCAAGAAGAGCGAGTTGGAAGACTGGATGATGCAGAACCGCAGCAAGAGCATGGCAGAGATAGAATCAGAGGCAGCAGCCTATTGTGTAACCCATTAAGCAGATAAACTTATGTTCGCAGATATTATGTTCGTGGCATCTATTGCCATGTTTGTCCTCGTAATCAAGGAAATCCGCTCCTACTTCAAGGAGGTAGGCAAGTAAGATATATGGAGATTGAACCTCACAAGTTGAATTTAGTATTAAATTATTAATTTGTTAAGTCTTGTAATGTTTCAGCCATCGAATTTTCATTCGGTAAATAGCAGAGGTTTTTGGAGTTTGCTACTCCCAGTCTCCACAAGTGATAAAAGTAGTCATTTTTTTACTCATGTTTTTAAGTTAGTTAAATTGTTGATTAGCCAGCGCAAGTAACTCAGTTGGTAGAGTATGAAGGTTCATCCCCTTCGAGGTCGTGGGTTCGAGTCCCACCTTGCGCCCCACATAGCCCGATTCCAAGGCTTTATATCGGATAGGATAAACCTTCCTAGAGAGGTACACGTACCCAAAAGGAGCATCATTAACCACAGATGATGCTTAGACGTGGAAGTGGCAAGTTAATACATACACCCACTGGGTGGAATATGGAACGCTTGGAGTTCACTTGTGAAGATGCAGACCTCATGCCGTGACCCTTAAAGATAAGGTAGCAGAAAGGTAGAAGCGCACAACTACAAATCGGTTTTAATGCAGCCAGCACGAATACTTTATTTTATTCCAGTTTAGTAAATAGGTTAATGGTTCGTAAAATTTTAGATAAATCACAATATGTGCGATTACTAGTGCTGGGAGTCCTAAGCCTCCACAAATGCAGAAGGGAACCAAGGAGCGATTCAGCATCCGGCAAGATTGTATAGATGTCGCTCCACGGAGGTGGCAGTTTTAATCATATTCATTTTACTGCCCCTCCTTTTCTAAAGGAAATTGCAAATATTGACATATTAAAATTTACCATACAAATTACATTAGCAATGCGGTAGCGACCGCTCAGGTTATATTAAAATAACGAACACTCGCCCCCACCATTCGTGAGAACCGTGGGGTTTTTAATTTGAACATTTCAAACCATACAATATGAGATATAAAGCAAGCAGTTGTCACGATTGTCTCTTCTTGACCATGTGTGACAATCCGAAACGTAACCCTGATGGTGGCTACCGATGTAGCCACTATGAATGGAAGTATCAATAACAACTTAAATACATATAAGATATGGGTAATTTAGATTATTACAACAAACTCAAAGTCGTTCCTCAACAAGCACTCCGACAAATTCAGTCAGGAAGACTTAGAGGAAAACACGACATCAACCCAATGTGGCGCATCAAGGCTATGACAGAGCAGTTTGGTATGTGCGGAATCGGTTGGAAGTACGTAATCACCAAGCAGTGGACAGAGACTTTCGGAAGCGAGGTAAAAGCCTATTGCAACATCGACCTCTTTATCAAGGTGAACGGAGAATGGTCAGATGCCATCCAAGGAACAGGAGGTTCGTCAGAAGTTTCAATGGAAAGCAAGGGCGCATACGTATCTGATGAATGCTACAAGATGGCACTCACAGATGCTTTATCGGTTGCTATGAAGGCACTTGGTGTAGCAGCAGACGTTTATTTTGAGGCAGGAAAGGACATCATATACATTGATAGCAAGTATGATGCTCAGGATAGTAGAGCAGCGCAGCAAGCCCAGACTCAGCAGTCAGCCGCCCAGCATTCACAAGCCGCCCAGCAGCCAGCAACCCCCCAGTATCACACCAATGACTTGAACGAAGGATTGGCGTACCTTAGCAGATGTGTCAACAAGGACAATCTGGTATGGGTAGTTCAGACATACAAGCCGCTCACCGCCAGCCCTCAGTTCATGCAAGCAGTATCAGCTAAAAAGAAAGAATTAGGATTACAATAATATGACAGCAGAAACAAAGAAAATCACTTTGAATGTGCCAAGAGTCACATTCATTGAGGAGTCTCATCAGTACTTCATTGGCAAGAAGGAACTGAAAGGTGTAACAGGAACGCTCATCAAGAAAGCCTTCCCCGACACCTACAAGAACATTCCTGAATCGGTATTGATGAAGGCAGCAGAGCGAGGAGGACTTATCCACAATACGTTTGAAACCTTCTGTTCCATCTTTGATGCAGACCTCAAACAATACCCGAACCCTACGGAAGAGCTTCTTGCCTTCCATAGTATGTTAGTCGCATACGATTTACACTATGTGGCATCCGAGTATCTAGTTACAGATGGCGAGAACTTCGCATCTGCCATTGATGGAATCTTTGCTGACAAGGAAGGCAACATCTATCTGGTAGATTACAAGACCACTGCCACCCTTCACTACGACAACGTATCTCTCCAGTTATCCATCTATGCGAAATGGTTCGAGGAGCAGAATCCTGACTTGAAGGTGAAGGAGATTGTCTGCATGTGGTTCAAGAACGGACAGAGCAAGTTCCAGCCGCTACCTAGGGTAGCAGATTGGCAGATTGACGAGTTAATCAACGCTTATCTCGCTGATGATGCAGAGTATCAATATAAAGTAGAGGTTCCTGAGCAGTTCTCGGCACTGGAGCAGGAGTACAGACTTATCACCGCTCGTATGGATGCCATGAAGATTAAGCAGGATGATTTGAAGGAGCAGATGATGAAGATGATGGAAGCCAACAAGCAGAAATCCATCAAGACCAATATCGGTTCCTACTCTTATGTAGCAGCCACCACCAAGAAGACCTTCGACACGAAGCTGTTCAAGGACACGGAGCCAGAGCACTATGAGTACTATCTAAAGGAAACGACCACCAAGCCGTCAATAAGAATCAAACTTAATTAAGTAACAATATGAATGTAAAGTTTACAGGCAAGATTATTGCAGCAGGGCAAGTTCAAATGGGAACTTCCCAAAACGGAACCCCATGGAGTTCCCAAGAGTACGTTATTGAGGAACTGAATCAGCAGTACCCTTCAAGAGCCGTTATCCAAGTTTACGGTTCAGACAAGATTCAGCAGTTCGGCATTCGTTTGGGCGAAATCATCACCGCCAATATCGGATTGAAGGCACATCAGTCTAGAGACGGACGTTGGTTCAACCAGTTGGATTGCTGGAAGGTGGAACGACCAAATGCCCAGCAGCAGGGACAGATGATGCAGAGTCAGATAGGTCAGGTTCCTCAGCAGCAAGCAGCCAACTATCCACCGCAGCCAGCACCTATCCAGCAGCAGATGCAGACTTTTCCCCCTCAGGTTAACGCAAGCGGTCAACCTATTCAGCAGAACGCTCAGTATGCAGGTGGTCAGCAGCAGCTTCCATTCCCTGCCCCAAACCAATAATATAAGGTATGGAAATCCATCTAGTAAGAACCTCCACTGGTCTTCGCCCCTACACAGATGATGATTACGAGGAAATGAAAAAGATAAAGGTTGGTTCCATCGTCAAGGCGAATATCGTCCGACCACGCAACGTAAAGTTCCATCGTAAGTTCTTCGCCCTTATCAGAGCAGCATGGGATAGTCTCACCGAGCAGCAGCGCATCAACCTACGCTCCATAGACACCTTCCGTGAGCAGCTTCTTATAACGTCAGGATTCAGCGAACCACTCTACGACCTCAACGGACAGAAGTTTTTAGAGAGAGCCAAGTCTATCTCCTTCGCCAAGATGGATGAGCCAGCCTTCAATGAAGTATATAGTAGATGTCTTGATACCATCCTAACCATTCTCATGGCTAATGGTATTACAGAAGACGAGTTTAATAACATTTTACAAAATTATAGTTAGTATGACACGTAGAAACGACAAGCGCAACAACAGACGTAATCGTCAGCGCAACAACAACCCAGAGTTACCAGAGTTCGCATCAATGCTTTTCGGAGCACTACTTGGTAAAGGAGTAGATATGATTGCAAAGAAGATGGCAGAGAATGCCGAGGAAGAGACTCCTGATATTCACGCAGAAGGCATCAGCAATCAAGACGTTACCAACATCAATAACGGAAAGGCGAGTCTCACCAAATGCACTATCCCAACGGATGGTACTGCCGTAGAACTTCCTATTCCCGACAACCTTCAAGTCTTCATCGGTGAGGATGGCAAGCCGATGATTCGCAAGAAGATTGAAGGAGACGAGAAGCCTACTAATGATGCAGGGGAAGGCAAGCCTATCACTTATGATGATATTTGCAAGGATTTGTTCTATAACAAGGATGTGTACTACCTTGATGAAAGTAACAAGGTTTCATCATGGGTAATGACTTCTTCAAATTACAACGACTTCGACAACTGCACATCTATTGCTCAGGCAAAGCGCATGATTGCGTTCAACAAGTTGCAGAACATCGCCAAGTATCTCAATGGTGGTTGGAAACCTAACTTCAAAGACGGTAGTAAAAATTGGTATATTTTCAAGGATATACTTTATGGTGTGACATTTAACCATACGACAAATCAAGGAATCGTTTACTTCAAGAACGCAGACCTTGCTGACGAAGCCATCCGCTTAATGGGTAAAGATTCTCTCAACGACCTTTTCTCTACCGACTGGTAATGGCAAGCTACGCTGAAATCAAAGCAAAGCTACAGCAGGAAGGCAAGAAGATACGCAAGCGTTCATCCTATGATGAGCACAACTTGCAAGCCGCAGAGGTCAGGTATATCCGTGGGGTATATCCTGACCTTGAAGGTGTCTTCTTTGCCGTTCCAAATGGTGGCAAGCGAACTTCCCGACAAGCCGAATGGCTGAAAGAAGAAGGCATGAAGGCAGGAGTATCAGATATGCTGCTCCTGAAACGCACCTCCCAGTACGGTTTTCTCTGCATTGAAAACAAGACACCAAAAGGTAGGCAGGAACCCGAACAGAAGGTATTCCAGTTTGAAGTAGAACGACATGGTGGCAAGTACATCATCGTCCGCTCTATAGATGAATTTATCCAAGCAATCGACAATTATTTAAATGGTGAACTATGAGTGATGTAATTATAATGAACGGAAAAGATTTTGTAGCCAAACTAAACGAAGCAATCAAGTTACTAGAAGAGAATGGCTACAAGATTACTGCTCCACCAAAGGAAGTCAAAGACGAATATACCTTTGAGCGAGCATGGAACCTCTACGAAAAGAAGGTAGGCTGCAAGTCTAAACTGGAAAAGAAGTGGAACTCTATGAGCCAGAAAGACCGCAAGGCAGCTATAGAGTATATTCCTCTCTATGTACTCTCTCAACCCGACAAGCAGTACAGAAAGAACTTCCAAACCTTCCTTAACCAGCGAGGATGGGAAGACGAACTCATCGGAGCCACACCACCGCCAGCAGCCATAAATGAAAAGCCTTCTGAAATGAGTCAGCTCATCGCTAGAACAAAAGCCGAATTGCAGAATCTTACAGAAGAAGCACAGGACAATAAACTTCGCAAGCGAATATGCGGAATGATTGAAGTCCTAAAGAACGACCCACAAAGTTCATGTAGAATCCCATTGGAGATATATCGTGACAACGGAACAATGGAACGCTTGGGCATCCAGTGGAATCCGTAACATCTACGAAACCGTTTACCACAATGATACAAATTATCAAGTACAACAAGCAGCATCCCCTCAGAGTCTTTGAGGCATTCGCAGGATATGGCAGCCAAAGCCTAGCCTTCAAATACCTCAAAGAGAAGCATCCTGAGTTCGACTTCGAGGTTGTTGGCTTTTCCGAGATAGAACCTTCTGCCATCAAAGCCTACAGACTTCTTCATGGCAGGGAAATCCCAAACTACGGAAACATCGCCCTTCTTGATTGGAATGAGGTTCCCGACTTCGATTTCATCAGTTGGTCTTCTCCTTGCCAAGACTTTTCAAACGCAGGACTTCGCAAGGGAGCAGAGGAAGGTAGCGGTACACGTTCTTCCCTGATTTTCCAAGAAAGGAGAATGTTGGAATCCAAGCATCCTAAATATGTGATGCTCGAAAACGTGAAAGGTCTTCTCTCTAAGTCAATGAGAAAGTACTTCTTCCAATATCTCAAAGACCTCGATTCCTACGGCTACACTTCTTTCTACAAAGTATTGAATGCAAAAGATTACGGAATCCCTCAGAATCGTGAGCGTATCTTCGTAATATCCATCCTACGCACGGAAGATGAGCCGTGCCCAGAGTATCACTTCCCTTCGCCTATCAAGTTAGAGACTACGGTTGAGGACATATTGGAAGATGATGTTTCTCCTGAATATTTCATGTCTCAGCCACTCCTAGAAAAGTATCTCTGTAAAGCAGACATCAATGAATCAATCGAAAAACTCTACCCCGAAGATTTCAATACCGAAAACTGCTGATGGCTGTTCTGTTGCTGTCACCTCTAGTTTTTCTATGACCAGCGTAATGAATATGCTAGACACTGGTCATTATCCAAAGGGTGGAGTCCTAATCATCAAGAAATTATAATGTGCGACAAAATTATAAAGCTAGCAAACCTCCAAATAAAAGGCAGAATAGAGCAGCAGACCAGAGTCTATTCCACCAAGGGAATCTCCCCTACTCTCAATTCTGCCATGGGTCACGGAGGTAACTGCATTCCACTATTCTTAATTGTCAAAGAGATATGATAACAGGAGGAAAGAGAATGAAATCCCTGCTCCTATCGGGGAAGGTGAAACCTGATGTAGGTGGTCAGGTTCTCGACATCTACAACCAAGCAGTAATGCAAGGTATCTCCCCTACCATCAAGACAACCATTGATACGTCAAACATGACATTCGTAACCATCATGAACAAAGAAATCATCCATACCGCTCCCAACGGAAAGAAATACTCCATCCAAATCAGGAAGTACACTCCAAGAGATTGTTTCCGACTGATGGGAGTCCACGAAGCTGACATAGACAAACTCCTGAGCAAGGAGAAGTCTGGTCAACTCATCATCTGCAAAAGCAAACTATATGCACTGGCAGGAAACTCTATAGTAACCAACTGCCTGACCGCCATGTTCGAGGAACTGATTTTCCCTTCTGGGAATCACTACCATGACAAGACTGGTCAGCTATCTCTCTTCTAACATGAACATATTCGGCTACATCAAGGTAGGCAAGCGAGTAAGCAAAGCCCACCGCCTTCTCTTTGAAGGCAAGACCCTTATCATGTGGTACAAAGACAAGCCTATCATCGGAACCATGATAGATGGAAAATGGTGCTGCATGGACATAAACGGAAATAAGGAAATCCTTATGTATCAGTCTTTAGTCACCCAAGTTTCATTCTTACCTTCACCTCATGAAGACAGAGAAAGAAAAAATCCTAGCCATCATCGCTGAGATTCAGGCTGAGCGTGAAGCTGCTCACATCGTGCCGCCCCACGTCCTCACAGCCGAAATCATCAACCGAGGATGCCACCAGCCCTACAAAGCCATCAACGAGTTATGCGCAGAAGGCAAGATAAAATGGTGCAGAACCCTCAACGATATGGCATTCACTATCAGAAAACAATAAATTCAAAAACAATATGGAAACAACACCATTAACACAACAACTGCTAAAGCAGTTTATGACCAAGGCATACGAAAATGCCAAAGTCAAAGGCTTGTTAAAGCCTGATTTGGACATCAACCAAGAGTTAATGCTCATCATCACAGAAATGAGCGAGACCATCCAAGCCCAACGCCACAGCCGCAACGGAAGCATTGAAGACTACAACAAGTGGCTGGGAGTATCTGAGGAGAAAGCCTACGAGGAATCCTTGGAAGGAACCGTACAATCAGAGTTTGCAGACATCGCCATCCGCATCATGTCGCTTTTGGGATTCTATAACTCTCAGAAGATAATCTGTCTGATGAATGATATTGAACTCAAAAAGACAGAGGAGTATCACAAGGTAGAGTTCGAGCACGGAACCTACTCCCTTCCTGATGCCATGTACCTCATCATCACTCGTATGACCTACTTCCCATTCTCCTGCTCGCCACAATGGATGAACACCTTGCGCTTGCAGGATATTCTGGTTCAGGTCTTCGCCCTAGCCCACATAGAAGGCATTGACCTCGTAGAACACATCAAGTTGAAAATGCAGTATAACGAATCTCGTCCGTACCTTCACGGATGCTTATATTAGGAGGACAGCAATATGTTTGGAATAGAAGAAATATCAAGAAGATGCTTAATGACTTTGAGTGATGGTAGCAAAATCCAAGCTACCATCACCATCCCAAAGCCCACCAAGCCCATCTTCCCTGAGCAGATGGAACGTCAGTTTATAGAGAATTTCAATAATTCGCAACCTCATCTAGTAAACAAGGTTGTAAAGTGTCACATTATGAGAAATTAAAGCGTATGGCAGCAAGATATAATTTTAGAAAAACCATTTTACACAGATTGGAAATCTGTTGGAATGTGCTCACGCATAAGACTTTTATAGCTTATACAACTGATGATATAGGTGACAAATGGAGTCTTATAAATAACATAGAAAGCCTTGAACAATTTGGTCAATGGCTTGTAAGTGGTGGGTATAAGAAGAATAGTAACTATAAGCATTAAGAGTATGGCACAATATATAGTTGGTGATATTGTTATGTATAAAAACAGAATACATACAATTATAGACACACTTGGACTAAATAATTATGAATTATCTTATGTAAGACATCCTGTAAACCAAGCAGAATTATCAGGCGTTCCTCTCACTCCAGAGAATTTAGAGAAGAATGGTTGGAAGAAACCTGATGGTTTTGATTCATATTGGCTTGATAAGATAGGATTGTTACAAGATGGTGATGTATGGCATTCTGCTTTAGGTAGTATAAAAATTGCTATCACTCTTGGTAATATTCAGTATGTTCATCAGTTGCAACATTTTTTCTTTGGTTTAAGACTTAATTACGAAATGGAGGTATAGGTATGGGTAATGATAAGTTATTGAGAACAGATTTTATTCGTCTTAAAAATATGTTGATAATATTTGATAGACGATATGCAAAAACCAACGACGAAGCAGCTTCCATAAAAGAAGTGATAAAATCAATAGATAGAAGATTAAGTGTTTAACCGCCTTCGGGCATAAATAAAAGTAATATGATACAGAACATAATAAAAAAAGTGCTACGTAAGTGGCTAAAGAAGAAACTATATAATAGAAATTCTTTAACAAGCACCAACATAGCACGATTTAAATGGGTTTACGATTCACCTCTTCGCCAATGGAGAGATAGAATTTGGGTAATCAAGCAACACAATAAGACTATAGCAGGAATTAATTTCCTTGATATAGTCTTGGAAGAGTATCTTTATAAGTAACTCTTTTCTATCAAATCTCTTAAATCATCAAGTTTAACTTTTGTTGCAAAAGTTTCACCTGTTGAAAGTTTGATACAGCAAACATCGTCTTCTTCATAGAATTTAACGATGTGGTCAGGATTGATAACACACATGTATGTGCAATCTTCTGACATTAATTTAACCAAATGTTTCATATCGTTTATATTTTTAAAATTAAGCGGTACAAAGATAATAATAATTTTCGAGAAGCAAGTAAACAGAATGATATTTTTAAAATTAAGCACTTTATTTTATCATCGCTTGCTTCTCATTTAACCATCCTGCAAAGGATATAAAAAGTAGTAATATGAAAGTACAAGAAGCAATTGAGAAAATTAACGGTGAAGGTTTTTATTCTGTGTTTGAAGCAGAGGAAGTGTTAGATAGAGATGCTAAGTTGGTAAAATCTAACCTTGGCATAGATGAATACAGATGGTACACAATATCCACGAAAGTTTATCAGCTTGAAGACGGATACATCGGTATTACTGGAGTCACTAGTCTGAAGTCTGAGGCAATGATGTTTTCTGATTGTGACGTTATTACTCAAGCAGAAGAGTACGAGGAGTTTACGACTATTTCTTATAGACGTAAAAAGTAACTAACAACCCTCTCCTGCAACAGGGAGAGGGTAAAAAGAAGAGAATATGGCAGAGATTATTTACTTTGGAACAAATGGGTGTTCCGGTCATTGTGCTATTGGCATTGATAATGAGCTGACAGAGACAGAATATAATATGTGGTGTGAGTGCGATAATGAAACTTGGATAGATAATATCCGAAAGAATCCTGGTCGCCACCTCATCAAACATCATGGAGAGACTTATACAAATTATGGTGTTCCGTTCTCTGTAGATGAAGACAGATTTGGTGACCATACTGAACTATTTTGGAAAGGCATTCATACAGAAGAAGAAATTGTCAACTTGATAAAGAATAATCAGTTTTTGGCAAGACAATTTAAAAAGTCGGAGGACTAAGTATGACAAAATTTAAGGTAGTTAGATATTGGGACACATATCCCGATGGAGTTGTAGCAACTTGTGATACAAAGGAAGAGGCAGAAAAGATATGTAATAAATATCGTAGAAACCGCAAGCCTATGTACGACTATTTTGTCAGAAAGGAGGGTGAATAATGACTAGAGAAGAGTTAAAAAACAATTATGGAATTAACATCTGTGAGTTATGTTGCCGAGAGTATTTTACTAACAGAGCATACCCCGAATCACTTTGCGAAGGTCGGTATTGCGAAGAGGTAGAAGATAGTTTCGCAGATGAACATAATATAAAATTGGAGGATTGAGTATGACAAGAGAAAAACTTTTAGAAAAAGCTAGAGAGTTCGAGAAAAAGAACAAAAGTTTCACTTGGAAACCAAATGACTTCCCTGAGGATATGAGCGAGAGTAGTACTCTTGATGAACTTATATCAGAAGGAGATAGTATGTATGATGCTTTAGAAGAAGCCGTTAAGCTAATAAGCGATTTGGCTGATGAGTTGGAATATAAAATAGTCGTGGAGGAATAGTATGGCATGGGTAGCAGTCAACAAGAATGAAGACGAATACATCTTTGAAACTATGCCTGAAAGATGTTTTGGCTGGCAATGGGTTCCTATATGCCAAGATAGAATATATGATTCAGTCAAACTTCCTAAAGGTAGTATCAAGAAACTCATTGGAATAGAACTTACTTGGAAGGATGAGCCAGTAGAACTTAAAGAAGAATAGTTATGAATGACATTTATATATCTTATGGAAGTGATGGCTCATATCATATAATACGCCAGATAGGAGGAGGATTTGATATAGAGACTGCTTTCTTGATTGCCTTGGGGATTGTTGCTATATACGTCATGTGGCATTATTCACCAAAGGATGTTTGGAATAAAATAAAGTCGTATTTTAAAGAATAATAGTTATGTTTGAATTTTATATTGTACTTACTATATATGTTTTATTTATAGCTTTTATGGGTGGAGTTATTGGTTATTTAATTGGTAAATATTGGAAAAAATAGCGTATGAAAATAGAAATCAAAAGAGTAACGGACTGGCAGCGTGTAGTGGATGCTGCTCGGTTCACACAAGGTAAGGAACCGCTGGGACATGAGCCTAGCGATAAATTCAAGAAACAGATGATTCTCAGCGAGCATTCACCGCTCAGAGAATTGGAGTTCGATATCAAGATGTATGGCATACCATACTGGGTGAGCAATCACTTCGTTCGCCACGTTCATGCTCAGCCATTCGTCTCCACATCACGACCAGACATTACTGGTTCAAAGGTATCTCGTCACGATATGCGTCAGGATGATTTGGTCAACTTGCAGCTATCCCTCAACGCTCAGGAGATTATCAATATCTCCAAACTTAGATTGTGTAACAAGGCATCCAAGGAGACAAGAGAGATATGGTATAAGGTGCTTGACGAGTTGGCTAGCATAGAACCTTTGCTTGCATCCGCTTGTGTTCCTCAATGCGTATATAGAGGATTCTGCCCTGAGCCGAAATCATGCGGATGGAGTAATTCTTCATCCTATGGAATGCTCAGAAGAGCGTACGAAAAACTCAATTTATATCCATTAGAACGAGTATGAAATATCCCAAATACAATCTCAACGAATATGTCTGTGGACACTTCGAGTACACAACTCCCTGCCCATTCGGCATACAAGGCAAATACACCAAGGAAACCCTATACGTAGGTAGCCTTGCTTGCCAGCGATGCGAACACTTCCGAGGAATCAACAAAGAAGATGGTATCGTATCTTGTGGAATCGAATAGTTTTAAGAGTGCAGCCTATCTGCATTCTTCTTAATAATTAATCAAGTTTAATATATGAATACAAAGAAAATCTCAATCATTCAGCGTATCAAGGAGAAGTTCCTTGGTAAGCAGTTCTTTATTGCGGTTATCGCTAACAAGGGAACCAGTTCCTATTTCGTCAACTCCACCATCTATCGCTCAGAGAAGGAGGTGAAGGCTTACAAAAAGTACATCACTACAGACGAGCGTATGAAACAAAGCTTCGACTTCGTAGGCTATTACGCCTTCCGTTCAAAGTTCGACTTCCGCATACCTCTCAGCGGAAAGCCAGTATCTGTTGAAGAGGCTAAGAAACTGGCTGAGAAGTAATGGCAAAGATTAAAGACCTCACTGGGCAAAGGTTTGGCAGACTGGTTGTCTGCCGCTGTGCCCCTTCTGAAAAAGGAGCAAGAAACGGAGTATATTGGATATGCAAGTGTGATTGTGGAAGAGGAAAGAAAATACTCAGTTCTGCCCTACTCTCAGGATTCACACGTTCTTGCGGTTGTCTTCGTAGCGAGAATGCCAAGAGAACCGTCAGACAGATGCAAGCCATCAACAGAAAAAGACGAAAATCATTAACAGATAAAATAAGCATTTCATAAATTCATAGTATATTTGCAACATGAAATTCAAGTATTTAATAGATAAAGTAAATGGTTTCAGACACCGCAACAATTTTGTGGTACTGGAAGGAAGAGCCAACTCGGTCACACTCTCCAAGGGCATCTATGACCACATCATGCGCAAGGAACGTTTAGACACCTCTATATTCCTGTTCAGGTTGTCCGAAAGAGGAACATACGGATTCTGTATGCGTGAGGACTGGGAAGACCTTCGTAAAGCCAACACCGCCTTCACTCAGCTTCAATTCAACCAGAAGTATAAGAAGGTAGGTTTCAGAAGTGACTACCCTTCCATCACCGCCATCCTTGATGAGTACAGCCTTCCTCTCAACAGAATAGTTCGCCTTACTTGCATCCCACGCAAGTCACAAAAAGGAGAACCTTATTACGAAATCATGCGACCAAACTCAAATTTAAGCACATGGCAACAAGACAAGATGTAATATTTCAAGGCTTGACACACTCTCCATCCGACTATAATTGTCAGGATGGAGAGTTGGCAACCTGTCTCAACCTCATCAATGAGGATGGGGCACTCCACCCTATCCACCAGCCAGTAGTAGCCGAGCAGAACATCACGCTGGATTCAGGAGACACCATTGAACTGGTGCATAAGGTCACACACGATGAAACGATTCACTCTCACTATATCATCCGCAAATCAGACGATACTTGGTACTGGATGGAAAAAGGTGGAGACGAAACCAAGAACGCCATCGACTTGAACGGATTCCACGTCAATGCCGTTACAGCAGTTGGCAATATAGTTAATTTTGTTGGAGAAATATCTATCAAATACTTATATTGGATTGACGATAATTATCAGCTATTTGATAGAGATAACTTTAACTATGGAATCAAAATCGGTTTTAAAGAATTTGATTATCAAGGAGGTTCAGCAGAAATCTCGCTAGGTGATGAATTTTGGGACTATGTTACTTATGAAAGCAGTTCTTCTGGTAGAAAGATAACTGGAATGAATGTAAACCAAGTTTCAAAAGTTTTCAACATGTTTGACGCTGTAATTAATAAGACTTTGTCCGACAAAGGAAAACAATGGCAAAAATATTTTGTGTTTGGAGTAGCAGCCATCAGATTATACGATGGAACTTACTACAGCATTTCCAATATTTTTAAACTTGACTGGAATAGTGCAACTTTAGCTTCTGTTAGTGTTGACCCTTATAACAAGAGATTTTGGTCGATTGGACCAGCAATAGCAACTTGGACTATTAGTGCAAATATAGATAACATTGATAAAATATCAAATCTTATACAAGGCATTGATATTTTTTTGAGCAAAGCAGAATCTTTCGTTAATTTAGAATCAGCAGCAGCCAAATACGTTGTACCTGAATTAAATGATAGAGACCAAGGTGAAATGTTTTTTACAATGATGTCAGGAAAGGAAGCAGCCAATGCAATAGATTCCCTATCATTCTATCACTCACTATTTATCAGTAAAGACGAACTTGGTAAAGAATTACAACTTAAAAGAGTTGATGGTACGGAAGAGGCATTATCTTTGGCTAACCTAAATCGCTCAGATTTAGGAGGTAAATGTGCGATTACATACAATAATAGACTTCATGTAGGAAACATAAAAGAAGGATATAATGTTGATTTGATAAGTAATATTACTCCTGCATTATCAAACTTGCCAAACGATGCGCAATTAAATACCGAAGGAATAGTTCGGGTGAAAGCATCAAATAAAGAGTTTTGGAGCAAGGTTGATGATTTAGGTGCAAAACTTTATTACTTTGTGTGTGTACCAATCTTAAACGTATCAGAAATTACATTCTATAAAAAGACAGGTACTTCTGTGTTTGAAAAATCTACGGTTAACTTGCATTCTTCCGAAACTACAGCATTCTCTTTTTACGTAGCAGGAGAAGGAAAGGAAAACGTACCACAATTTGCGTTGCCATGGGAAACCTCATCAGAAGAGGAATGGAACAATATTGTAAGCAAGTACGAAAACTATAAAACAAACACAAATGCACTTCCATATTCTTCTGTTGTGAAAGTAAGCGAAGCTGAGAATCCTCTAATCTTCCCAGCAAAGAATAGTGTTCAGGTAGGTTCTTCTATCATAAATGCACTTGCTGCTAACACCAGACCAATCAGCGAAGGTCAGTTTGGTGATGCACCTCTCTACGCTTTTACCGATGAAGGTGTATGGGTATTGATGCTGGGAGAAGAAGGAACCTATATTGCCAGACAGCCTGCCAATAGAGATATTTGCTCCAACCCTAAGGGCATTTTGCAGATTGATGATGCAGTTCTGTTCCCGACAGAGCGAGGAATCATGATGCAGCGAGGAAGAGAATCTGAGTGTATTTCAGATGTACTAGATGATTATCCATTCGATTTTCTATCCATTTATTCACATTCAACAAAGGATAAGACCTATCCGAATAAACTCCTTGCACTAGGTAATATTCCTGAGTCAGATGTGAAGTATGTCCGTTTTCGTAAGTATATCGAAGAAGCTGATATGATTTATGACTATTACGATAGCCGTATCATCGTCTTCAACCCGAACTATACTTATGCTTACGTTTACTCTTTGAAAAGCAAGATGTGGGGAACCATGCACAATGTCTTCAACAAGCGAGTAAACATATATCCAGAGTCATACGCTACAGACAAAGCAGGAAACATACTCGATGTGTATGTGAAGGAGCCAACAGAGAATGTTCCATTCTTCCTATGCAGCCGCCCTTTAACGCTTGGTCAGGATGCCTATAAGACTATGTTTGATTGTATCACAAGAGGATATTTCAGTAGCATTCAGGCAGGAAAATGTGGAACGGTTTTGTTTGGAAGTAATGATTTAGCTAATTGGTATTATGTTGGTTCTTCTGCAAATATGTTTCTCAGAAACCTTGTGGGTTCTCCATTCAAATATTTCAGGATTGCGCTTATGGGAAGCCTTGCTCCAAATGAATCTGTTAGCGCACTTTCTACAGAGTTCCAACCAAGATTACAAAATAAACTCAGATAATTATGGCAGAATATACATTATTAGATTTCGATTCACAGCGTGCACGAAATGGAGCATCCGTAGGCTATATGGATGCTAACAACAAAGTGCATATAGCGACAGAAATACGATTCTATGAAATAAGAAGGTCAGACTACTTCGGCTACATCATATTAGACGGAGTGCTATATGAGTTTTTAGCAAATGGTTATTTTTATGTAAATGGAAATAAGCAGTTGCTAAAGATAGTAGAATCCTCTATCACAAAGACAACTGGAACGAAACTCGTCAGAGAAACTTCTTCCGATGGAACATCAAATGCTCGCCCATTCCCTAGAAATGGAATAGCAACCACATCGGAAACAGGTGGAACAGAGGAAAGTGACAAAACAGAAGAAATCTTCTCAATTGCTACCCTACAGCCTAGAGAAGAAGTAGCAGCAAGTTGCTTGCAGTCTATGCTCCAGCAGTATGAAAATCCACTTAACATAGACAACACCAAGATTAAACAACTTGTAAGCAAGTCATTCTTGTTTGCTCAGGAGTTCATCAATCAGGCTGTTCTGTATCGTGAGAAGGAGACAACATCGGCAACCGTTGAGAACAATAAGTACGCATCGGTTGATTCTGATTCTCTCAGCAGCGACACCGATAAACTGCTCTACAACATAGCTACTGCTATGAATAACTTTATCGCTCAGGATAAGAACCAGTATGCCGACCAGCAGAAGAATGGATTGAAGCTGGCAGCTACAGATATTAACGTCAAGACTTTACCTGAGTCTATCAAGACGGTTGTAAGTGGTTCTGTCAGCGCATCAGTAAGCGGAAATATTGATGCTGCTGTCAGCGGTTCCGTTACAACCAAGCAGGAATCCACGTCTAGTGGAACATAAACTTAGATAATATAACTATTGTCATTTAATACAATAAAGGGTAGCCGTCCGTGATGGATAGCTACCCTTGCTTTTACATTAACCTAAAACGACTAATACATTAAAATGGATGCAATGCGATTCTCGCTCTTCCAGCCGAGCGATTGCTGGCATCCTTAATCTTCTGTTTATTTTCATCGGCAAGTTCCCATAACCTATCAGCACCGTCAGGATATACAAGCATCAACCATTCGTATAAGCAATAATATACAATATAGTTATGGATATATACCATCATGGTATGCACGCTTGTTTTCGAGAATCCACTTGGCATTCTCATGGCTAGATAATAGGCATCCTCATCATTTGTCGGGGAACCTACGCATTCTTCCCACTCATTGGAATCAAAGCCACCTCCAAGCATTTCCATCTTGGTATATCGGAAAAGCATTTCCTTGCAGTCTTCTACCGCTGAGTCAAGAATCCTAGCCAATTTATACCGATTACCATCCTCGCCCACATCATATACATTATGTATCAGGTGTAGGTCTTCTACAGAACTGGAGATGGAATCAGCATAGACATAAGCCGTATTTTTGATGTCAAACACCAGTTCCTTCTTCTGAAGCTCTATCATTACCTTGTAACCAAGATTACATGTTCTGTATTCTTTCATACTCACCTCCTTCCTTATTCGTTAGGAGCCGTTCTGCTTGGCCTCTCACGTCTGTTGAAGGTTTCATGCAGATTCTTGATAGCAGCAACAGACAACTCTGCATAAGTCTTCGACTCATTAGGATTGGTAATGATAAACCAATCCATTAAAGCCTTGTTGATAATGTAGTCATGGATAGAACTTGTAAGCGCATCCTTCAAAGCAAGCGGATAATTGGATGGAAGAGATAGGTTGATGATGATATTGGTATCATCACTTATCAACTCGTTAGACACAGTAGTACCATTGCCAGTTTTAACTGACTCGCTCAACTCAACAAGTAGTTGACTATACGAATTCTGAATGCTACGTAATGCCTGATTCTTGTCTTCATCATCATCACTTGCCTGAATGTCACTTGCAGCCTCAGCATCCATATCAGCAGCCCTTCTGCTACGTCCTGTCAGGAATGCCTTATTCTGAAAGTCATATATAAGTTCACTCATATATAACGTTATCGTTAAATCTTTTCTTGCCATACTATGATATTTTTGTTCGTATTGGTTTCTTTTTATAAAACGCTTTATTCTTGATGTCAAGCAATAATGCAGCAGCATTATCTGCATACTCCTTCACCTTATCAGGTGCAGTAATCTCGCACCATTTACCGATGATGCTGTTCACTAAGAAAGATGTAGCGGAACGGATAATGGAAGGCTCCATCTTTGTATCAAATCTACTTGATAAGGTCAGCTTCCAGTTGATGTTTCCATCCTCATCATTAATCTCTTCAACAAATTGTTTCAGGAGATTCATCAATGTATCAACCGATTCATTATAGAATCGCTCAATCATCGCCAAGTCTGCATCCGTCACAAACACTTGGTCAAATGCCGACTTTCCATCCTCCAGTTTGTTCTTTGCGCCTATGTAGGCAGTAGTCTTCGCTACCTCCTCATACACGTCACTTCTCTTTATTGTAATTATTAAGTCTGCCATTCTTTATCTTTTTATATAGTTTATAACCCAAAACGACTAGCAAGACACAGAGTGCTCCAAATGACCAGACAGCGTATTTCAACTGAAACTGCTCCCACTTGGACAACTCCTTCTCTACTGGATAGGGTACTGGGATAGAATCTCTTTTCAGGAAGGAATCCACCTTCACCTTATACACATTCTTGAAGACTATCTTTTCGTGCCATCGGTCAACATAGCGAGTATCTCCATTCTGTCTGATAAACACGGAATCATGCACGAAAACGCTGTCAGAAGTATACAGCGTATCGTGTTTTAATACTTCACGACATACAACTTTTTCCATCGGGACGTATTGAGTCTTGCATCCCGACAGAAGAAAAGCTATCAGCAACATACCCAAAACATATATCAGGAGTTGCCAGAAATCAGTATCGTACCACTTCTTCATAAGCCTACACTTTGAGTGCAACCAATGCTCTCTTCAAGTACTTGCGTCTATGCTCTAAGCCGTAAGTGCCACCATTAATGGTCTTGGTAATAGCAAGAAAGCTATCACTATCAGCCAGTTTGTTCAAGCCGTGTTTCCACCACCACCACATAGCACTCTTGGTAGCATATCGTGGCTGCTCCAATATTTCAGGATGCTCCATTATATCATCAGTCACCTGTTTGCTATTCTGAAATGCCTGATAGTTGGCTCTGCCAGTAATCTGAATCAAGCCCCTGCCACGATATTTATAGCCGTCACCATCCTTCAAGTTGCCGAGCATGTTCTTCAACTTACCCACATCATACTTGTGGAAATAGTTCTTGTTGCCGAGTTCCTTGGTATATCTCAGTTCACCACTTTCATGCGCTATCTGAGCCAAGAAATGAGCCATACGCTTAGGAGTATCAATGTTGAAAGCCTCAGCATAACCATTGATATAAGGCAGAAAAGCATCCACCTTAGACTTCGCATTCGGCATAATCGCCAAAATCTGTTCTCTTGTTACCTTCATATTATTTACTCTCCTTTACTTGTTTCAACATATTTGCGAGTTCGTCCTTCACCTTACTCTCAAAATTACCCAACTTGGTCTTAAAATAAATATTTACTCCGAAGATAGCCCCAGAGTAAACCAACGCTTGGCTGATGTACCAGAGCACACCATCCGAAATAATATAGTTGTTCAGAAAGAATGATAGGAAGGCAAGGACGATGCCGCTCACTACCATTCCAATGGCTGTACTATATTGCAATCCTTCACGTACGTTTGGAGTCATAACTTATCTTTTTATACTATTAACATTAATAATATGCAAAGATAAGAAATGATTCCCAAATAGTCACTTTATCCGTTAATAGTATGCCATATTTTGCTTGTCGGATGCAAGCAATCAGGGTCTTGTAGATACTCTATAGCCATCAGAACCACCATTTCCTTCATTTCATCTGCATCCTTACTGAATCTCTCCAGCAGCAGATGATGGTCACTCCTCAACAGATTCATAGTTACCGCCAAGTCATAAATGGTGTAATCAGAAATATCATCCTGATGCTTGTCAAAGGCTTCTCTTATCTCATCATCCGAGAAGAAGGGAGCCATGTGCTTAGTTCCGTCCGCATCCTCATACCACATCTTGCTGATAGCATCATCGGCAAAGTGCTTGTCGAAATGTTCTTCACTCAACACTCCATACACCATCGCACAAAGATGATGCTCCTCCACATCGCTCAACTTGCATGAGAGATACTTGCCGACTGCCTTAGCTACTGCCAACATCTGTTCAGGAGTCAACTCCTGCTGATACTTTTCTACGAAATCTACAAAATCCATAATATAAAAATTAAAAGTTTATGATGCTGCAAAGATACCAATATCTTAAACGCAGCACCATAAACTCGTAGATATTTCTGTAGCTATCTGAATATCAGGCAGATACAGTTACGATAAAAACACCTCCTTTCTTTATTCGTCCTTAAATCTGGTTCTCTTCTCTCCACCCCTCGTCCAGATGTCGTTTTTCTTCCGTTTCGCCACCTTTCCGATAACGTCATTTTCGTAAAGTTCGGGCTTGTCTTCCCTACCTTGGGTCTCCGTAGCAATTCTCTTGCTGGCATTGCTACCTTGGCTGGTATCAGGTTTCCCATTGCCATACCATTTCTTGTCGTTTGGTTTGTCTGCAATCATAACTATAAACTATTAACTATAAACTATAAACTAAGCCGCCAATGGTGGATTCTGTCCGTCAGGACTCACTCCCTGACCGCTCATCATCTGCTGCAACATCGCCTGAGCCTTCGGGTTGCTCTGTGATGCCTGAGCCACTTGGGCTTGAAGCTGAGGAGAGAATCCTTGTGGAGTTTCACCATTCTGAATGGCTTGCTGGTTGGATGCAACCGATTGCAGCAACTCCTCTCCAAATGGGAAATCTCCTACTTGCAGCAACTGCTCCAGCGTGATAGCCTGATTCTGCCACAAGGTCATAAGGAACTCATTCGCCATCTGTCTGTATACAGGAGTAGCTGTACTTTCCGTGATATTAATGTCAAACTCCACGTCTCTAATCTTCTTAGGGTCGTAGTGTACAATCTGTCCTGCTCTACCAACAATATTGAAGTTGCGAGCCACGTCATAGTACTGCTGCATATTCTTCACGGTCTTGTAAGCACCATCAATGATAAACTGGCTGAAACTCTCCAAAATATCAAGCAGCGACATGGTAGCATTCTGTGTCTGCTGGGCATAAAGCGAACCGCTCGTACCTGAAACTCCTTGTTTCCCTTGCAGCGCACCATTCACTCCCGATATATCCTCGAAGAACTTCAACTGATAGCTGAGCAAGTCACCGATACCGATATTCGTAGAGTTATTGGCTACTTGCTGAGGAACCTGACCGCTCTTGTTTGGCTTATATCTCACTACACCATTGAATCTACTCCACTCATCGCAGAAATCATCCCAACTCATATCATCAGGCAGACAATCCTCAGGACAGAGCAGCACGCCCTTGGCACTCGCCCTCATGATGAAGTCATACATCGTGATAAGTCGGTTCACGTATCTCTGCTGGTCAATCACATCTTCCACGAAACTGTGAATCTCGCCATCAATAAACGGATAGAACTTAAAGCAATATGGATGCTCACCATGAGCATAAGGAGTCTCGCCTTCTCTCAGAATATCACCAAAAGGAGAAAGATAGTAGAAATGCCAGTAATCATCCATAAACCACTCTGCTTCAATCAGAGGAATATCGTCTTCCGACATACCAGCAGCTAGACCTCTCGCCAGTCTTCTTTTGTTCTCTTCTTCTACTATCTCCTTCTTATCCTCAATATCAATCTTGAAATCATCGCCATTGTTGTAATCGTGGCATCGGTATCTCGGTTTACTCTCCTTGCGCCAAACCTCAATCACTCGGCAGAGCGAAGGGTTGGCAGGATTCATAAAGTCGATAGTCTTAGGGTCGAACTCACCGAATCGCTGAGTGCAGTCAGCAATCACAAAATCTCGGTTAGCTGCCAGTCTGTATATCTCCTTCAACTTACGAGCCTCAGCAGGAGACTTGGCAAACTCTCGCAGCACGTTGCCGATGGTGATGTCATGCACCTCACCCAAACAACTCACGTCCCAACCACGGAAATCCCTCATATTGTTGTCTATGAAGAAATTGTTCGGGTTCACGTAGTCCGTCCAGCAATCCAACCTACCTCTTCGCCATCCATACTTTTTCTTATAGATAGCAGCACCGCTTATCAGGAACTCTTCCATGGTTCGTGCATCCAGTTCCGTCTCTCGGTTCAGTTGTCGGTTACATTGCAGCACCACGCTCATTGTCTCACCATATCGTTTCTCATCCTTATCTCTGGCATTGCACGTAGGTTCCTTGCTCTGGGAACGATATACACCCAACACATTCTTCACCAATCTTCTGATAAGGTTGTTCTTCAATGGTTCACTACCCTGCTCACGAATATAGTCTTCCTCCCTGATACGCTTAGTAAAGCCACACTTGCTTTTGAACTCAATGGTATCGCCCCACTGGTCTCCATAGCAGTATCGCTTGTTTCGTAATCTTCGCTTTCGGAAGTTATCCATGTTGTTGTAGTATCGTTGAGCCTCCAGCAAGATATGGAAGACACGCTCGTATGGCTTGTCAAATCGGTTCTTGGATGCCTTCACGCTATCCAATTCTTCCTTGTCAAGCACCCTGCTCAACGATAGCAGTTTTGTTTCTTCTTTCTTCTTTGCCATAATTTATGATGTTGTAGGTTCAACAATATGTGCCAGCTTCCGAGCCACCCCAAGCAATCCGCTTGCGGTATCGGTATCGCCAAGACTGATGCAAGTGAGATATCCTGCCATATACACGATGGAATCTTTCAATGTTTCAGGCAAATCAAAATTACCTTCACTAATAGAAGGCATACCCACATAAGTAAGCAATACGGTAGCCGTATTACTCTTGCTTGTGAAAAGTTCCAAGTATCGATTACCACTATTATGAATGAGTGCAGCGATAGGTCGCTCAGGGTTTCCCCTTACTCCGAATCGGTTACACTGAATCTTGTAGGCATCATCCTCTTCTGTGATTATCTCAGCCGAGCGATTCCAGTCACTAGCCTTCACGTTAAGGAGTCTAATCATGTCGGAAGGCAGATAGACGGTTCCCACATAAGCACCATTTGATTCAGCCCAAGCAGTATTCAATTCATCGAAAGTCTTACCATCCAGCATACTGGCAGGAGCATCCTTCAATATGATTCTTGCTGCATCTACTATCTTACTCTGAATCAACTCGCCTTGCGACAAGGTATCAGTATCGGTAGGAGTCAGCAAGCCCGAAGTCTCTTGGTTTCTGTCCAAGAGCACCTTCACTTCTTTCACCAGTTCAGATACAGCATACGTACTCATTACTCCAGTCCTTCTAGTTCAACACCCTTTTCCTTAGCAATATCCAAGATGTCTTCCTTGGTCTTCATCTTAGAACGGCTCACACCATAGGTCTCAGCTAGATAATCCTTGGCATCCTCAAAGTCTGCCACAACATGAGTCTTCTTCTCGTCAGCCACCTTCTTCTTGGTCTTGGCAGCAGCCTTCTTCTTGGCTTCCGCAGCTTCCTTCTTCTCGTCAATGGTCTCCACCAAGAAGAACTTGTCTTTGAACCAATAATGAGACTCGATAGCCTTCTGTACCTTTGGGTCTCTTGTCATATAGATACTACTACCCATCGTCTTACCCTCAAAGACAATGCGCATTCTCTCGTTACCTACCATAACGCTGAATGCTAAATCCGAACCAGCTTGATATTTCTTAAACATGATTATACCTTATTATATATGTGTTACTAAAAAAGGGATGGGGCTAGTGCCCACACCCCTCACTATTTAATGAATAATTTGCAAATCTACTTGCTTTTAGGCAGCAGCCTTGTTTTCTTCTGTATCAGTTGCACTTTCTGTTGCAGGAACCGCAGCAAGGCGCATACGAGCGTGCGCCTTAGGGTACTTCAAGTACAGACAAGCTACCTCCTGAATAACTACTGCATCGGTGTTACGGATGCCAGCCTTCTTCAAGTCGAGCACGTTTCGAGTCCAAGACAAGTGTACTCGCTTAACCAAGAACTCAGGGTCAAGGGCGAAGCCGCAGTCACTCATATCGAAGAGGTCAAACAACTCAGAGTGAATCATCAGCACCTCACCGAAGTCAGTCTCCCAACTCTTGAACTTCAAGTTCCAAACCTCTACGGTGTCCTTCAAGCGGAACTTGTCAGAGTCAATCTTACTGAATGCGCTCACAAAGGCAGAACCAGCGATAATCACCTTGCGCTTGTTGCCGATACCAGTACCCACAAACAAGTCCTTGGAAATATCAACCAACTCCAAGTCGGTAATCACTCGCTCATTCTTACCATAGCCCTTCTTAATATCGTCAGCAGTAGCAACATGACCTACCTCAATATCCTTACCAGCCATCCACCAGATACCCTTTGTAAACCACTGAGCCGAGTTGTTCTTGGTAGTATGCTTGATACAAGCCATATCACCGAAGAGATAAGTACCCTCCATCGCAAGGCGCATGTCATAGATGCTATCCTCCTCGATGTCAGAGAAGTCCCAATCTACTCGTTTAGCAGCAATCTTATTAAAGGTACTCTCCTCAACCTGAATCATGAAGTTCTGGCAGTACTGAGTATCAGAATCAGGAAGATTGTTGAAACGACCAGTCTGTACGTCCAACTCACCGCAACTCTTCGCCATGCGGATAAGTTTCTGACCCTTCTGCAAGGCAGGAATACCAATAGGCTGCTTCTTGACCAAGTTACCATTTACGGCATACACAATAGGATAACCCTCATTATCCTTACCGCACACACAAAGTTCCAAATCAGGAGTTGGTTCATCGGTAAGGTCTGCATAAGCCTGATTCTTGTAGTTGGTAATCGCCTTCACACCTACCACTCGGATGGTATCATCCAGCGTAAACATTTCAGGGTCTTCTACCTTCAATACCATAGATGTACCAGTGCTCTCCAACGTAGCCTCCTTCACGGTAGTCTTGATTGGACGTGTACCGATACTCCAGTATTCTACAACAAACGAATTAGCAGACTTGGTTGTCGCATAACGTGAAATCTGGTCAACTGGAGTAGCCATCGGACGAATCTTGGTAATCTTGTCGTTGATGTCATTCTCATAGAACTCCGTACCATTCTCGTTATAATGCTCACGACCCTTGGTTTCGGTAGCAATACCATCATCCTGACGAGCAGCACCACCATTGCCAGCATCATCGGCAGCAGTAGCACCACCAGCTTCCGCAGCGTGACCACTCTCGGTACTACCGCCATCAGGCAGAGCCGCCTCAGCCATGATAACCTGACCATTCACTCCAAAAATAACTGCCATAACCATCATAAAGATAGAAAGCAGCCGATTAAATGTACTTTTCTTCATTGTTATCCTAAATATTAATTAAACATTATATATTATCTTTTTACCTTATCGAATGCGTGTTCTCTTCTCATTACCACGCTCCCAGATATTTCCCCTACGTGATGCCCTACCAAGCGCACCAAGGTTTGGCTGGTTATCCGTCTGCTTGGTCTCCGCATTGGCAGAATCAAGGTCAGCAGTACCATCTCCCTTCTTTCTCAGTTCAAGATTCTTGACGTGCTTGCTGTTCTTGCCACGAACCTCACCTTCATGGGCTGCATCAGCCACATCAGTATCATGGTTCTTAGCCTTGATGAAAGCAGTAATCATTTCCTCGGTAAACTTGCCAGTCACCACATTGCGCATTGTCTGAAAGCACTGGTCGATGGCATCGTTCACAGCTTCCTCGCCATATTTCTCCTCCAACTTGTCGAATACTTCATAGCTGGATGGCATGTTCTTGTCATACTCCTCCTGCAATTTCTTGCCGTTGGCAGCATTCTGCAAGAACTCCGACTGAGCCGATGCAATCTCATCCGCATTGTCAGGGTCTGAATAGTAGTCAATGGCATCCTCACCATGGGTACGAATCAACTCAGCGTAAGGACTCTTACCTGCCTTCATTGCTTGTAGGAAGGTAGCTGCCTCAGGGTCACTTCCCAACCAGTCACCCATCGCCTTCTCATTATCCTTATAACCCTGCAAAGCCTTCTGGTCGGCATCATAATCATCATTGATTGCGCCATACATAGCTTCATCATCCGCATACTCTGTGTCGGGGTGTCGGGTCTTCAAACGCTCCAAAGCCAAGTCTCTCTTGGTCTTCGTTTCCTGCTGCTTGGCAGCACCAGCATTCTGTTCAATATTTGTATTATCTGGCATATATATATGTATTAATTTATAAATCAATGCCCAAAATTAATGCTTTTTCGGCTAATTTCCACTTTATCCGTTAATTATCGTTATTCAAATGCGACTAATCCAATTATTTTTTGTATATTTGCAGGGTCAGATATGAAATATAAGGATTCACGATGTGATTTTAAAGAAGAACGTGATGCTGATATATTGAGGGCTTATCGTGAGATACTTACGACAGGAGACAATATAACACTCTCAGAGATTGAGGAAAAGCTATCCCAGTCTCCGAGCTGTAGATTTTGGGTCTCGGAAGACCGTGCTTATATAGTCATATTAGACTTATTATTGGGAAAATCCATTGATTATATGATACCAACCAGAAGGGCAATGTATCAGGAGATTTTCAGAAGATTCAAGAATTATAGAAAGCAATATCCACACTTATCCAAGATGGATATTATCAAACGTGTATGCTACGAACCAGCACCCAGCTTCTATCTTACTCCGCAAACCATGCACGTCATACTTTATAGGGTGAGAAAGGAGGAGAAGAAAAGATGCTACGAGGAGCGAAAGAGAAGATTGCGCTTTATGCAGGGTACATTATAATAATGTGTATCACTCTTATGGGCTATGATGGCATGGGCTTGTCAGATGGCTGCACTCTTTGGCAGCGCATCAGTTATCCGTTCTTTCATCAGAACATCTTTCATGCAGCCATCAACCTTTATGTCTTCCATCAATGCTACCGAGCCATCCCTTGCGGCATCGGTCACATGGTGGCATTCTATCTCATAGCCATCAGCTATCCCTTCACCTCATCCGTACCAATCATCGGTCTCAGCGGCTTTATCTATGCTTACATGGGCTTTATCGGCCCCTACGTGGAGAATAAGGTAAGATACAATCTCACCATTCTCCTATATATCTGTGTTGGAATCTTCTTCCCTTGCATGGCAGTTGGAATCCACATCTATTGCTATGTACTTGGTCTGTTGTGGGGATATTTAAATGCACCGCTATGCCAAGACAAGTAACCGCCACACAAGCCAAACTGACTGATGCACTAGACAAACACGTATTGGGCATCCTGAAGGAGAACGAGAAACGCATCAAGGAAATCAACACACCATTCAATCCTATCAAGGGTGAAGGTTGTGGAGATAAGCGATTCCTGCTCTTCCTTCCTGATTTCCCGATTCAGAAACAGCAGCTTCCAGTTTCAATGAAGAAGATTCCGCTCGTCAAGATGCTCATCGAGTTGGGTAGCTGCAAGGCAGTAATCGAGGAACTGCACAAGGATATAGACGAGCCGTACAATCTAGAAGAGGAAATAGAACAACTGGTGGAGCAGTTCACTCGCATCAGAATGAAACACGACCCTTTCTTCTTCTTTGCGACATTCATCTACATCAAACCGAAAGGTGGAGGTCTCCCCTTCCGTTTTGTGCTCAGAAGACCGCAACGCAGACTGCTCAGGTGGCTGGAGGAGCGAAGAAAGAAAAATCGCCCTATCCGTCTCATCCTGCTGAAAGCCCGACAATGGGGAGGTTCTACGGTTATTCAGATGTACTTCCTCTGGCTGCAACTCATGTGGCAGAAGGGTCTCAACTCGCTCATTATTGCTCAGGTCAAGGACACCGCAGAAACCATCCGAGGAATGTTCGATGAGGCGTTGAAGGAATTTCCGACCAAGTTCCTGCACGAAATGGGCGAAGTATATTCTGATAGCGAACCTAAGTTTGTGGGAGTGGGAACATCAGGAAACGTGAAGAAGGTTCCTCAGCGATTCTGCAAGATTAAAGTAGGTTCCATGCAGAAACCTACTTCTGCCAATGGTGAAGATTACAACCTTATCCACTGCTCTGAGGTAGGATTGTGGGAGAAGACAGAAGGTAAGTCTCCTGAGGAGGTTATCCAGAATGCAACCAATGGTGTGCTCTACCGACCATACACGATGATTGTATATGAATCAACCGCTAATGGTACTGGAAACTTCTTCCATCAAGAGTGGCTGGCAGCAGAGAAAGGTGATTCTGTATTTGAGCCGTTCTTCGTCCCTTGGTTTGAGATTTACGACCTCTACCATCTTGACTTCGAGAGCAAGAAAAAGAAAGAGGAGTTCGCCAAATGGCTATACGAAAACAGGAACAACACCAACACGATGTCGAATCGTGAGGAGCCAGTAACTTATCTTTGGAAGTTGTGGCAGATGGGAGCACCATTGGAAGCTCTTAACTGGTATATCGTGGAACGCAAGAAGTTCACTGACCACGGAGATATGGCTAGCGGATTCCCTTCCGACCCAGTAGAGGCTTTCAAGCACTCAGGAGCCAAGGTATTTGCAGAAGAGAAGGTTGACCAGTTCAAGAAAGGTTGTCGAGCACCTAAGTTCATCGGTGATGTTTATGGCGATGGTTACAAGGGTAAGAAGTGCCTACAGAATGTACGGTTCTCGGAAGACAAGACTGGGCAGTTATGGATATGGAGCAAACCTGAGTACTTTGACGATTGCAAGGTAACCAACCGCTATCTGGTTGTTGTGGATATTGGTGGAAGAGGTAGCAAGGCAGACTGGTCTGTTATCTGTGTCTTCGACCGCTATTGGATGATGGAAGGCGGAAAACCATACGTGGTAGCCCAATGGTACGGACACATAGATATGGACTTGCTGGCATGGAAGGCAGCACAGATAGCCAAGTACTACGACAATGCCCTATTGGTGATTGAATCCAACACCTTGGAGACGAAAGACAAGGAGCACATCTTGGAAGGTGGTGACCAGTCTGAGTTCATCCTGAATCAAATAAAGGATGAGTACGATAATCTCTATGCACGCAAACAGAGCGAAGCAGACATCAAGGAAGGTCTTCCACGCAAGTACGGATTCCATACCAATGTGGCAACCAAGCCAATGGTTATCTCTGTTTTGGTTCAGGTAGTCAGAGAGCATCTATACGTTGAGCGTGACCAACGATGCCTGAATGAGTTCCTTACCTACGAGCGTAAGAAGAACGGAGCATACGGAGCCATTGACGGCAAGCACGATGATTTACTCATGACCAGAGCCATCGGACTCCACATCTGTTTCAATGAAATGGAAATGCCTAAGATGATTCAATATCAGGCAAGAGTAATGAGAAGAAAGGTTTCTGTTTCGGCAGCAACCATTATATAGTTTCAAACAATAATAATTACGATTATGAAAGTAACAAAGATTTTCAAGCGCATCAAGTGCGAAATCATGTACCGCCAAGCTACGGCTAATGCAGACCTCGCTGCAAAGAAGAACCACGGTGACATCTTCTATGTCCTCCCTACGAAGAAGGGCAACTTGATGATTATGAACCGCTCCTATTTTGAAGCGTTCAAGAAAACAAAGTTGGTAGATAAAGACATGAAGGTTAGAGACCTCTTCCGTGATTGTGTCTATCATACCAACTGCAAGAGCAAGAAGGGGAAACTCAGCAGAAAGCGCAAATTTCTACGCTGGAAAGGCTTAATCTAAAGTTTTTCTATTCAAGTGTTAACGGATAAAGGATAGGTAGAGAAAATTCTGCCTATCTTTGCGTATTATTAATAATGTGTATCAAATATGATTTATAAAATTGTACAAGGCAACGCTTTCAAACTCCACATCTTGGTGAGAAAGATGGATATGTCTAAGGAGTTCAACCGCTTGGTTGACTTCGATATGACTCAGGCATCCGACATCAAGGTGGAACTGCAATGCTGTTTCGATGATTCCGTCATCGTGCCCACGTCCATTGGTGGCATAGAGCATAATGTGCTGGTGTGCAATATCCCATCCACCCTAGGCATCGGCAACTACAATGTAGCCGTATCATGGAACTACGATGGTTATGCGATGAAGAGTGTGGAGCGAAACATCTTGCAAATTATTGAGACCAACAATAGGGTGAAGGTTCCTTGTGGAGTCTTCCAAGGTGAGACGGTTGGAATGTTCGACCTTCGATACTACATGGTCACCAAGAACCAGTCTGACTGCACCTTTGTCTACTCATTGGATGATGTTACCCTCTCCTTTACTCCTGCCACATTAAAACTGGGCGAGAAGTATGAAGCAACGCTGACTCCAACCGAAGGTTTCAATCTCGGTTTGGTGAAGGTAGTCATGGACGGAACCGACATCACAAGAGAAGCCTACAAGGATGGCAAGATAGAGATTCCAGCCGTATCAGGCTACATAAGCATCATGGCAAATGGCGATGATAACATCTATTATTATGGAGCCACCGCAGCCAAGAATATGTGCCAGTTCAACATGGAAGACCTTACTAAGGTAGTTGGTGACATAGTAGGTAAGTCTATAACCATCACCACCACCAAAGAAAAGCCATACGTCTGGTTTGCCAGCCGTGTTCCAGTAGAGTTCTATCAGTCTGGACTCACCGCATCCCTCTACTCCACCAAGGTAGGTGACATCTACTATTATTGGACAGATGAGTTGAAAGCAGGAGAATATATATATAACGCTAAATTAAAGTAATATGGCAAAAGAAGTAATATACAACAACACGCTCGTAAGCGGAACTGCCGATGAGACCTTGACATATACTAGATATATCAAGGATGAAGGTTCAGGTAAATCCGTCAAAGAGTCTCTTGACGAGAAGGTCAATAAGTCTGACCAACTCGGTACTACGCAAATTGCCGACAATGCTATCACCAATGAGAAATTGGCAGAACAATCTGTAGATAATTCCAAACTATCTCAGGATTCCGTTTCCTACGACAAAATCCTGAATGGTGCTGTTATAACTGAAAAGATTCAGGATGGAGCTGTAACCACCGAGAAGGTTGAAGAGAAGGCTGTAACCAATCCGAAGCTGGGTGACCAGTCTGTAGATGGTAGAGTTGTTCGTGAGGCATCCTTGGAATCCAAGCATTTCGCCAACGAATCTGTAACAACAGAAAAGGTAGCAAGGAAGTCTATCACGAACGATAAGATTGCTGACGGAACGTTGAAAAAGGAAAAACTAGACCCTGAGCTTCGTAAGGCGATAGAATCTGCAACTGGTCTTCCTGATGAACTTGTAGAAATGATTCAGGACGTTGATGAGAATCTAGCCAAGCTGAATGATACGGTATATCCAATCATCTTAGGCTTCACCATCACCCAGAATGTAGGTACGATGCAGACAGAGGTTCGCTATTCTGTTTCAAGCGACAACAAGCCCCTTGTACCTGATACTTCCATCATCAGTAAGCAGATTAACGATAATGCAGCAAAGAATATCTCAACAACTCCATCATCAGGTGGAACCCTATCCACACCAATCGAAGGAGCAAGAGAAATCTTCAAGTTTGCAGTAACCAAGAAAGGCAGAACTGGCAAGAGCACATCACAGACTCGCTATCTCTGCTACTTTGGAGGGAACCCAGCATCCACCATGACCGCAGAAATCCTCAATACGCTCAACAAGGTATCTGCTACAGGAGTATCATTCAATCCAAAAATAACTACCAAAGATAATGATTACATCTGGCTAGTAGTACCTAGTTATCTCTCAATCAGCCGTGTAACTAGTGCAGGTTTCGATGTAACCATTGCTGCTCCTCAGACTGTCACAAATAATCTAGGCAGTTTCAAGGCATACCGCACAGCCAATCCTCTCACCGCAGCTACATGGAATTTAGTAATATCATAAACGTATAAAGATTATATAATATGAGTATAAATTTAACAGACGAGCTTCTAGCCAAGACCAAGAAGGGTAAGATTGCCTCTGCAAAGCAAGTGTTTCTTGAAGGAGACCAAGAGAACTTGCAGCAGATAGGTGAAAAGACCCACCAGTTAGAGAATGCTATCAAAGACATCACCGCCTCAGGTGGAGCTTCTACTGCCAATGCTGTCTCTTATAGCAATGAGACCAGTGGTATGACTGCTGTCACCGCCCAAGGAGCCATTGATGAACTTGCTGCCAAGAACAAATCTCAGGATGCTACGATTTCAGCCAAGGCTGAGAAGTCAGATGTTCAAACATTGGTATCAGAATTAAAGGAAAATGATTCCACCCTTTCCGCAGAACTTGTAAAGAAAGCCAACGTTTCCGATGTTACATCAAAGTTCACAGAAGAGTCAGAAAGAGTCAATGGAGAACTTGCAAAGAAGTTTAATTCTGAGAATATCGCCCAAGAATCAGGCGATGCAGAGGACAAGGTAATGAGTCAGAAAGCCGTAAGTGCTAAATTCAGCGACTTGTTTAATATCTTACATATAACAAACAATGACGAATATTTATTAGCATTTTCTGACAAAAATGATAAATTCGCTTTTGGTATCAAGAGAAAATCTGGTGATTTTGTTTTTGGAATAGGCATTCCTACTGAAATTAAATCATTTATATTGCAAACGTTTAATAAAGCAATAAATTATACAGATTTGCAAAAACAAAATCTATCTTCACAGATAGATAAAGCTTATGAAAATTTAGGTATCAAGAATGAGGAGGGTTATGAAAAAACTGGCAATCTCTTTAAAATTGTTGCTAATAAGGAATATTTGATAGCTTTTACGGATATTGTTAGTAAATTGCTTTTTTCTATTTCAAAGAAAACTGGTTTTCTTGGCGTAAATGGTTTAAATATAAATGATGCGACATTAAAGGTTGCCTACAACAAAGAATATCTGTTTGTACTCTCTGATGTAAATAACAACCTTTTGATAGGAATAAGGAGAAACGGAAAAATCCACTTTGGCGATGATTCTTTAGATGCTTCTTTCAAATTAATGTTGAATGAAGCACTGAAAGATTATGCAAAAAAAGATGAAATAGAAGATGTTGCTAATATAAGTTCAAAAGTCCAAGTAAATGAAACATCTATTAGTGAAATAAAAAACATTTTGGACATTGAAAATACAACCAAAAAGAGTGTTTCCGACTTTCTGAATTATCAGTTTAACTTTGGTAACATTGCTATTGGAGAAGTATGTGATTTTAAGGCAGCTGTAGGAAACCTATCGACCTACAAGCATATAATTCTCAAAGTGAATCCTTATGAAAAAATAAGGGTTTCAACTGTAGGAGGAAGCAGCCCTCGTGCTTATGGTTTTTTTGATTCTAAATATAGACTTTTGGAAAAATCAGAAAATGACAAAGAGTTAGATAATATAATATTGGTTGCACCACTTACAGCTTCATTTTTAGTTATTAATGCTAATTTAGATAGAATAAGTAATCCTTATGCTATTGTAAATATAAGCAATTCAGATATAAAGATAGCTAATATTGAAGAATCGCAAAAGTCTACTTATGGAGTAAAAACGGCAGATGAAGATATAGAGGCATACATTAATGGTTTGAAGTTTAGAAAAGAATTGATGAATCATGTGACAGACCTTAAAAAGGAAGGTGACAAGATGGTTCATGTTTCAACTTTTTGTATCATAAATGATGTTTTATATGCAACTTATTATGTAAACACAATAAATTATGGAGAAACTCCATCTGAACATACTGCTAGATTTGTTATATGTCCTATGAATACTATAAGTGATTCTTCTACTTATAAGTATTATGACTTATGCTACACAAAAACCGTAGCAGAAAGAAATGAAGTACAAGAAATATTGATAAACGGAAAACATATTGATTATCTTTATGATATTGTGCTACTTCATAAGGATGATGATACTTTGTTTCTAGCATGGACTTGTACATTAGATGGTAATTACTATAGAGTATATAAGACGTACAATATTAGTACACAATCTTTTAGTGATATAGCAATCAATAAGTTTAAAATATCAAGTACGGTTGTTGATTTCTCGACTAGTGATTTAAATGCTATTTTTACTAAGTATAACATTAATCACAAGCCTTTAGATGGTGATATTGGTATCATGCAAAAACTCTCATCTAGAGCAGAGGATAATATTGAATATTATTATACTGGAATGTATATCGGACAGTTTAATTGTATTATAAAATCTTCTGATTTAGTTACATGGGAATTTGTTTCAACACCATCGTTTGAAAATAATTCTCAATGGGAAAATTCTGTGTATGTTAAGAATGATAAGGTATATTACTTCTGTAGACAACAGACCAATACACCTTATGCTTTCCTTACTTGGTTTGACTTGTCAACTAGTAAATGGCATAATCCTATTTATATAAATGATGGGCAATCAAGATATGATTTCATAGAGTATAATAATAAACTCTACCTCATTCATTCTCCAATGGATAGAAATCATTTAGCAATTATGCTCATAGATGAGGATAATCTAATTAGAAGTAAAGATGTGCAAGTTGCACAAGTACCAGATTATTTCTATCCTTATATGCAGAAGTATAAAGGAGAGTTATATATAAGTTTCACAAATTCTAGAAAACATATTTATGTAAGTAAATTTACAATTTGTTCTATAGATAGTGATACTATTAGAGATAAGTTTAATCAAATGTTTAATATTTAAAAAATAACAAAAATGAGTAACATGTTACAAATAGTTGTACCAGAAACAATAGAATCAAAGGCTATTGTTCCTATTGGATATGCAAAGATTCCAATTCATTTTTTAGATGGATATGATAAATCTAATCCTGAGTATTTAATTTTAAAGAATAGTTCTATTATTACTGCATCTGATAATATTAAATTATCAGATGATAAAAATGGAGTAAAAGTCGATTCTATTCAATTATCCAATACATATAAAAACGTTTATCTTTTTCCACAATCCAATGGAGAATACTGTATTGCTGTTGACAAATATAAAATTACTAATATTTTATTTTCAAGTAGCACAAAGCATGTTGCTATTGACATTCAAAAATTATTTGATAATTTTTCTGCTATTGAACATATAGGACCTGTAGATGGATTTGGTAGTACAATCATAAATGCAATATTGGATTTTGATTTAATAAATGAATATCCTCCTAAATTCAAAACTTTGCAGTTATCAGGTAAACAAGTTACTGGGGATATATCAAAGTTTAGTAATTTAATAAATCTGACAACATTGCATTTATCGGGTTGTTCAGTTACTGGAGATATATCAAAGTTTAGTAATTTAATAAATCTGACAACATTGGTTTTAGATGGTAATAATGTTACTGGAAGTATTAATTTGTTTAATGCATTAACTAACTTAACATCATTATCATTAGCTTTAACACAAGTTACTGGTGATATTATAAATTTAGGTAGTCTTGTAAACTTGACAAATATAGGAATTGGAGGAAGTAATATTAGTGGAACGATAGAATCATTTGTACAGGCACAACGTTCTGCTGGTCGTAGCTCTGCACAAATTACTGGTTCTAGTGCAAATTGGGGGAAAGTGACATTTAATGGTTCTAGTACTAAAGGAGCATTATCATGGACTTCAACAACAATAACTATGAATGGTGTAACAATAAACGCTTAAACTCTAAGTCGCTGACTTCATAAATAAAGAAGAAGGGTGAGTCGAAAGATTCACCCTTTATCATTTTATACCTCTTCAAAATCAATATCATCAAACAAATCTTGCTCCTGATACTGCTTAGGATATGCCTTATCCAATAAGTGCATAAATCTTGCCCAGTTATATCCGCTTGCTCTTGCTAGAATTTTAACCCCATCAAGATGCTGCTTTAATTTTGGCTTTCCGACATCAGATGTGAAAAATTGATGGTATTTATATTTTCTATTTCCCTTTTCATTTTTAGGATTTAAGAGTTGTATTTCATTAAATACCAATGGAGCAATTCTTTCATAGACAATTTCATTTATCCATCTACCAACTACACTTGGTCGTTTAGAAGTTTGAGTCCAAGTCCAGTTTCTCATCTTGTATAAAGCTTCAAAGAAATCATCATCAAACATCTTTACCCATGTAGCTGCTTCCTTGTTCAAGAAAACTTTCAGGTAGTTTTGCAATTCATCTTTTGCTCTTTCTTTAGCATTAACATAGCCTGTTGCTTCATCAACTAAGGCAATAATACCAGTTTTTGCTACAGCTCTAATAATAATATCTGCATGGGCAACAAGATTATCATTTGGATAAACACCGGCACGATTTGCATCTATTATTGCAGAACAAATATCAATAAGTAAAGTAGCATTATATCCATAAGTCATTGATTGTGAACCACCTGCGTTATTCCTTTTGAATTTGATAGGATTCTGTAATTGCTCAACAATGTTGCTTTTCTCGGCATAAAAGTAAGAAGATAAGCCATCAATGTTAATGAAGGACTTCATCCATTGACCACTTTTACTTTCATAACCAATAGCCTTTTGTATTCCTCTTCCAGAGAACACACGTGTACCATCTTCCAAAACATAGCAAGGAACTTCCACGTCACCAAAATGAAGAGGTGTCTTGTCCGAACTATATTTTGCACAAAGGACAGAGTTATCTATCAAATTTTCTGGGTCAATATTTAAAAATTGCGCAACTTTATTTATAGTATCTTTTGTCGCACTTCCTTTTATTGCCTTGCTCAACCCTACTTCTGTCATACCAATAGCTTCGGCAACTTCTTTTTGTGTAATACCTTTTTGTTCTAAAAACTTTTTTATAAAATTCCTCATAATTAATATGTTTAAAAATTCAACGCAAATATACTATAATATTTTTAGATTAAACTAAAAGACGTTGAATATTAACATATATTATACAATAATTAAACAAATAGATTTTTAATTAAACCGTTTGGTGCTTTTTAGCATATCAGCATTTATAAGCCTTAAAGAACTTCTCACACAAGCTCCCCATCATATAACATGGTTCCTCGCTCAGCATATCTATCCCATCCTGCTCACAGATATGCGCTACCACATGAAGAAGCTCATGACCTATAGTATTAATGATGCTGCCATCAGATTCACACTCTCCAATGGCAAGCACACTCCTTCTTTCAGCTAGGTTGGAATAGGTAAGTCCCCTATCTCCACTCGATAAAGACAGATGTTTATAGGCTTCCGACAAAGGATTTCCGTTGCAGCCAATATCCGAAAGAGCATGGCATATCTCATCGGCATCAGGTTGCTGATAACCTATGAAACATACTATGCTCCAATCGTACTTCGGGAGTTTAATCACTCTTCTCATCATAACACATCTTCCCAAGGAATAGGCACACCATTATGGCAGCAGTCGGCATAGAATCGGTTGAAGATAAAGCCATCCTTCTGGTCGGCATCATCCACCATATCCTTGATAAACTGGGCTAGCTGCTCCTCATCCTTGATGGAAGACTTGTAGAAGTCTGCCCTCGCCATATTCGCCACATATACATGGTCGTAGCCTATCTTATTCTTTACCTCAATTCCCTGACCAAGCAGCAAGGCATCCACCTTCTCCTTATCCCAAAACGAAACACTTACATCACGCTTGGAGGAAGGGTCATACTTGTACATCAGGCTCACCGCCCACTCGCACATCTTCTTGCTGAAATGATAGCCATTGTATCTGAGATAAGAAACCATTCCCTCAGGTTTGAGGTCATACATATCCAATGGCATTCTGCATTTTCCCATATTGCTGAATATTAAAGGGAGTCTGGTTCCGACATAAATGTCACTACCCAAACTCCCAAGTTAAACACTAGCGACCGCCACCATTGTAGCCGCCACCACCTCTTTCACCATAGCGGTTCGGGTAGTTCCAATCATCGTTCACGTTGTTGAATCTACGTCTGTTCTCAC